AATGTACTGAAGGTTGTTGGGAATACATATTCGACGAATGTCACTGTACATGACCATCTCCTCGTTGGTAATGATAGTCGCAATGGGTCTAACGTTGCAGTATTTCAGGGTGGTAATGTTGTCATCAATGGTGATCAACTCATCATAAACGGTAATTTGCAGGTGAATGGTAATGCATTCGTGTCAGAAATAGCACAGTACCAAACAACTGTCAATCTAGTTGTCCAAGATGCGTTCATTCAAATGGCAAACACCAACACCGGTGGCAATTTCGATAATGCAATTATCATGACAGAAGAAAGGGATGGTTCAGAAGCGAATCTCGCCATTGGGTATCAATTTTCAAACAATGAATTTGTCTTTGGAAGAACATTCGCTGCCCCACCAGATACAAGTCTCATCATTGATGAGTCAAACACCGTGAATCTTCATGTGTATGGACAATTTTACACTGATGGTAATGTGGGTGTCGCGAATACGACTACAGACTACACTCTCTCTATTGGGTCAAACGTCTATTTCGACGATACGGGTTCGAATGTTATGTTTTCGAGGGGTAATGTGTTTACAGAGAGACTCCTTGTAGGCACCGGGGGTGTTTCGGTTGGTGATCGTATCACGGTTAACGAAAGTGCTGATAGTATTCTCACAGTTGACAGCAATATTCAAAGTTATGGAATTCGAACAACTGGTACTACACAATCAGGAATTTCAAACACTGCACCCACGGATACACTTTCTATTGGTGCAAAAATATTTGCAAACTTAACAACTGCAAACACACTCACGATTGTTGGTAATACGACAACAACAAATTTATTTACTGGTTCAATCTATTCACATTCGAACGTTGTGATACATGCAGACAGATTCGGTGGCGACAGTGCGACAGATGCACTTGTCCTTAAATCCGGTCCTACTGCTTCAAACGTGAGCTCGATTGAAATATCTGGTGCGAGTACGTCAAACACGAATCAGATTATACGATTTAGTACAAAAAATACAGAAAGAATGCGGATTACACCCGAAGGTAAAATAGGTATAGCGAACACAAACCCCACCGAAGAATTAACACTAGCTGGTAATGTTCATCTAATTGGTAGCAATGCTGTTGTATATGGTAATACATGGGGTTCTAAAGGGATGCGTATGTATTCGGAACCTAGTGTCGGACAGAATAGAATCGAAAACATCGTGGCGGAGGGTAAAGGTCTCAACTTCTATGCGAGTCAGAACTCCACGATGGGTACACCAAAGTTGACTGTCCTTGAAAGTTCAAATGTTGGTGTAGGCACAGCCACACCAAAGGGTCGTCTCCACACTTCGGGTGGGACTGTATACATTAATGATCCAATCACATATGATAATAGTTTGAACAACCAGGTCATACCCCTCCTTGTTTCCAATACAGTAGAAATTGTCGCCGGTACTATTGATGTAGCGGATGTCTTGCAATTGTCCCGGGAAGGTAATGCTGCTCGTGATGGTGTAAGGGCGGCGTTTAAAATGGGTAAGTATGATAATACCACTGGTAAATCCAAATCTAAACTGGATATATACTTATCTGATGACCGGTATACAGATGAAACGGAGGTACTCACTCTACGTGCGGATGCTCGTGTTGGTATAGGTACGACCCAGCCTTCCGCACATTTAGAAGTGTATGCCACGGGTGTGGGTAATCCAGTGGGTTCGGAGGGGGCAGGTAATGGTATTCTAGTTCACAACCACGGCGTTGGTGCTGGTGATGCTATTATAGCGATGCAGACCGATACAGCCTCTGGTAATGCCTTCACGTCGTATGTCCAAAGTGATAATGACACAGCTCTCACCGGATGGTCTGTGGGTGTGGCGGGTGCTTCCAGTGATTTTAGAATCACGGAGGATTATGAGAAGGTTTCTGAATCTAGTGCAGTTGGTCTCTTCATAAGTGGTACATCGAAGAATGTTGGTCTAGGCACTGATGTACCTCGTGGTAAACTAGATGTATCTGGTAATGTTGTTGTGGGTGCTCAACTGTCATTCAATGGTCTTGATGGTGATGAGTTTGGAAACACAATGATTATAGAAAGACGTTATAACGTTGGACAATCTAGAAATGAACTTGTATTATTCAAGGGTAATGACGCTACAGCCGTTGATGCGGGTCCAGATCGAATTAGACATATAGCCGCTGAACACGTGTTTCAAACGTACACATCCTCTGGTGAAACATTCTATGGTGCCAACCAAATTCTTGAAGATATGGATGGACAAACGGATAAACCTTTAGTCGTCTGTGATAACCAAATTGTAGTTGTTGGTGGTCAAAGATCTGACGCTGATTCTAGAGGTGCGAATACAAAACTCGTGGTAAATGGTGATATTGAGTTCGGTGGTGGTGGTGCGTTCAGATTGACAGGTTTTGCCTTTTCAACAACAACATCCGATCCATCGATTAACATAATTAGAAATATTCTCGATGGTAGTACACGTCGTCCATTAACATTTGTCCATGAGATTGACGATAATAATGACTCCGAATTTGCCCGTTTCGATACTGGTGGAAACCTGGGTATAGGTACATCGGTTGTAGACTCAAATGTTCACATTTATAACGCAAATACAGATGACCAAACACTCCTCAAACTCGAGAGTCCTGGTACAAACAAAGAAACTGGTATGCTCATCTACACGGGTGAAGGTGAGGGTGGGTACCTAAAGGGGTTCAGTGATTCTGTTAACGGGACTACAGGTCTCATAGTGGGTGTTGCGAACAATAGTACTCTCACAAACTGTATTCATGTGATTCACTCGAGTAATGTTGGTGTCGGTACAGCTCTACCCGGTCAGAAGTTCCATGTTTACGATGGTATGGCGCGTGTAGAAAGTGCCTCGAGTAATGCGACTATCGAACTCACGACAACCGCTGGAAGTTCCAATATTTACTCGGACACTACAGGTAATGTACACATTAACTCGATTTCGGGTGCACCAACAGTTTTCCTTGACAGTAATGTAGAGGTAGTGGGTAATTTCGCTGTAGATGGTGCTTTAGATTTAGGTAATCAGGTTGCGATTGGTCTTGATGGTGCTACGGCGAATACAGCACTTCACGTGAATGGTGGTATCATCACAAACTCTGACCAGGTTTCCACAAAGAAGTATTCTAACACATTTCCAATCAATGCGACTAATGGTCAAGATATCCAATTGACATTTAGACCAGGAACCTTCTATGCTAAGGTTGTGGCTATCTTAAGAGAGACATCGGATGTGCGCAATACAAGTACCATGATTCTCGAACTTTCGGGGGGTACTCATGATGGAACCACGGCATCAATGTACGATATCGCGGTTGGTACGAAAAACCTCTTTGGTGCAACGAATGCATACCCATGGAGTGCTACAGTGACTGCAGGTACACGAAGTATCGATATTCGTCCAAATGATTTGACTGATCGAAACTACATTTACGATATTTCAGTCGAAGTGACATCCGCGTGTGATGGTGGACTTACCAAAATTTCACATAAAAATAACGATTCCCCAGCTGATCTCGACAATGGTGTAGGCGGTCAGTTGACCCTGGCGACATTCACTTATTAAATTTACTACGAGGGAGTACCTCGCGGTAGATTCAACATTTACGCCCTGATGGAATCAGAGACGGCTAGTGCAACTACGCCGACAATGAAAGCCATGATGACGTAATTCATTTCAGTTTCTTCGCGACCGACCTGAGGCTTTACAGGTTCGGCCTTGGCCTCGGCGACAACTTCTTGCTGTCGAACGGGAGGCTCGAGCTCCTCAAGCGGACAATACGCTATCATTTATATTAGTTTAGAGATTTATTTCGGTCTTCTTCTTTCGACGAGTTCTCTTGGGTTTACTGGCACCCACATTTACCTCCTTGACCTCACCTCCTGTGGAATCACCGGAGATGGACATGATGTCAGAGAGATCATCATCCTCCTCGACGGGCTGAGGTGCAGAGGGAGCCTGTCCCATTGAGGTGTTCATGGGGGGTGGGGGTGGCATAGAGATTCCACCCATCAGGCTAGAAATGTCAAGGCCTGGACCCTGCATCTCATATTGCCCCGAACCACCCACTGGTGCCTCAGTGGCGGGACCACCAGGGGCTCGTGTGGTGTTCTGAACCGCCGCCATCATGTTCTTCACAAGATCGGGGTTCTGCTTCATCACATCGTTCATGTTGGGCATAACCGACTTGAACATGCTATTGGTAAGGTGGAACATCATCGCCGAACCACCAAGCATCATAATGAGCTTCACTTCGGGGGCGACACTGACCTTCGAGCGATACTTGACATATAACTCCTCAAAAACGCCGTCATAATCGTCAACATTCTCCATAACGGATTCAGACCACCCCTCAAGCTGAATCTCAAATGGGTTGTAGCGCTTGTTCAAAAACTCAAGCCCAGTGACACAAGCGACCAACATACGACGAGAGAAGCGAACGGATTGTTCAACATCAATACTGTATGTAATCCTCTTCACCTCCGACCTGAGCTCATCGACACTCGAGTACGCGTTCAGGCGCTTGTTAACAGCGAACCCCTTCTTTTCAAGTCGAGCCAACTTATTAATAAGATCCGACTTCTCTTCATCCACCGAAGTGTACCCCTTTGATGGTTGTTCACCCTGATCACTCCCATCAGGTCCCATCATGGGTTCATCATCAAACATCATGGGTTCATCTTCACCGTAATCAATCTCTTCATCAGGCTGTGGCTGCGCTGGGGCACTTTGCTTGTTGGGATTTACAAAAGCATCCATCGCCTCCTGTTGCTGGAAAGATTGTTGAGGTCTCTGCATAGGCCTGTTTGGTCTAGGAACCGGCTTTGGACGAGGTGCAGAAATCTGAATCTCATCCATGAGAGCCTGTTCATCAGCATCTAATTTCATTACAGTCGTTTGACCCCTATCGAGTACGATTTCTTCGTCCATCTACTGTCTATGTAGAAACTAAGAAAATCTCTTTAACGCACTTTAAAAAAATCTATGTCTATTATAAATGTTTAAACTTAACTTCAACAAGAGTGATCGCAACGCTCTCACAGCCATGGCCGTCTTGATGGCCCTCATCGTTGCCCTGTCTTTCATGAACATGAAGACTTCGAAGTACCAACCCAGGCCAATTAAAATTGTACCAGTCAGCGAGGAATCCCTCTTTGACCTCAAGCCCGAGCTCGACTGTGTCGCCGGTTCGGGTAAGAAGGACAGCCCCTACTCGGTTGGTCTTACTCCAGGTGGCCTCTGTGGTGCCCAAAAGCTCGTGAGCGCGCATGCTGGGTATGAGATTGAGGATGGAATCGGCGGATCTTTAATCTAATCTAATAGTAAATGGCGTTGATCACATCACCATCGGATTCGATCCCGGACCTAAACTACGAATATCACACTATCACAATCGACACCATCGATCAGAGTAGTGCGAACACATTCACATGCTTTCTCAACCAGCCAATAAAAAATATTGTACAGGCTCGACTCCTCGCTGCTCGTATTAATACCACTACAGCCACAGAGCACTGTTATGTTTCCATTGATGAGTTGAA